ACCAACCTTTCGGCAGATGAGGCTGCAAGTGCGCTTGCGAAATTTGCAAATGTCGTAAAAATGTCGGCCGGGGATTACGGACGGCTTGGTTCCACCATCGTCGATCTTGGCAATAATTTCGCTACTACGGAAGCCGACATCGTGAGCATGGCCACGCGGCTTGCATCTACAGGCGAAGTCGTGGGGCTGACGGAAGCGCAAATAATGGCAGTAGCAACGGCGCTTTCTTCTCTCGGTATCGAGGCAGAAGCGGGCGGCTCCGCCATATCCAAGCTGCTCAAGCAGATAGAAACATCGGTACAGACCTACGATCAGGCCAACTCAGTAATAAAGCAGACCGGCATGACGCTGCGCGACTTGGAACTTTTTGCTGATGCGGATTCAAAGGGCTTCAAAGAATTGGCACAGTCCTTGGGCTTTACGAGCACGGAGCTCAAAGGCTTCATGTCGAGCGCAAAGAACATGGAAAATTTCTCCAAGGTGGCCGGCGTGAGCGCACGGGAGTTTCAGCAGGCATGGGGAAAGGATGCTGTGCGCGCACTCGATATGTTCATAAGTGGCCTTGGTAGTGTGGATCAGGCAGGCGGTTCAGCGGTGGCCGTGCTTGAGGAGATGGGGCTTACGGAAATTCGCCTATCCAATGCGGTGCTCTCCATGGCATCGAGCGGTGGAATTCTCACAGAAGCCCTTGACCTTGCGAATGCGGCATGGGATGAAAATATAGCTCTCACCAAAGAGGCTGAAACCCGGTATGGAACGACCGAAAGCAAAATCCAGCTTTTCAAGAACTCTGTGGAGCTGCTCAAAGTGGCGATTGGTGACGAACTCACGCCTGCTATTGGCGAAATGGCGGAAAAGGGAGGAAGCTGGGCGGAAAGTGCGGCGCAGGTAATACAGGAAAATGAAAGTTTGGTGCCAGTTGTAACTGCGCTCATAAGCGTCTTGGGAACAGCGGCGCTTGGACTTACCGGGTATACCGTAGCAACGAACATTGCCATACCTGCCATCTTAAAATTCAATGCAGCATTGAGCGCAAACCCGGCCGGGCTTGTTGTCCTAAGCGTCGCGGCGCTAACCGCCGCTATTGCCACCCTTGCCGTCACGACCGGCGGCGCAGAAAGCGAAGTACATAAGTATTCCGAGGCTTTGCAGGAATCAAAAACCGCACATGAGGATGCTATCGCCATCATCGAGGAAGAAAAGGCTTCTGCGACTGAGCTTGCAGATTCCATCATAGAGCTATCGGAAAAAGAGCATAAAAACACAGCCGAAAAGGAAGCTCTACTCTCCATGGTGGAGGAGCTCAATGCGGCTGAACCGGAGCTTAGCCTGGCCTACGACGAGCAGACCGATTCATTGAATATGACGGCCGAATCTCTCCGCGCGTTGGTTGAAGCGCAGTATGAATATGAGGCTCAGCAGGAGAATGTCGAACGGTACAGAGAACTGTATGCCGAATTGCGCGAAGGCTCCGAGCTGCTTGCAGATGCACAAAGGCGCGTGGAGGAGGCGCAGCGTGCCTATGACGATGCCATCAAGGAAGCCGACCCTTCTCTCGTGGGATACAGCGGAACATTGGAAATGCTGGCGTCAGACTTGGCGACAGCGCAGCAGGAGTACAACGCTCTCGTGGCATCGCAGGACTCGACTGCTGCATCCATGCGTCAGCTCGAGGGAACGATTGAGGACTACAATCAAAAGACGACCGAGGCCAGCTCAGCCAACACCGATTTAACCAGCAGCTTTGGCGATCTTACTGCGGAACTCACCACACGCATGCAGGAGCTTCAGGATGCCTATACCGAAACCTATAATAAGGCATATGAGAGTATCACGCAGCAGATGGGCTTGCTATCCGAGCTTGATAACTCTGCAAAGACAGAAGTAGGCGAGATCATCGACGCTTTGCAATCCCAGATCGACTTCATGAACGAATATGCCGAAAACATGAATAAGGCTGTGGAGATGGGCGTGGATGAAGGGCTTGTTCGTCAGCTGTCGGATGGCTCGGTCGAATCGGCAGAGATCCTTCGCGGTATCGTAGAAGACGGCGGCAAGAACATAGACGAGCTGAACGAGAAATTTCGCAAGGTAGAGGAAGGCAAACAGGATTTTGCAAGGGAGCTTACGGATATGCAAATCGAGTTCAGCGAAAAGATGGACATGATAAAATCCGACATGGATTCCCTTGTGGCCGAGATGGACCAGTATCAGGCTGCGGCACAGGCTGGATCGCGCACAATAGAGGGCTATATATCGGGCCTGCGCTCGAAAATGGACACTTTAAGACAGCTGGAAGGAGAATTGAGCATCGGCTTCGACACCCGCATCTCTACCCGCGCCGTGGACGGCACGCATGCTGGAGGTCTGGCCTATGTTCCCTATGACGGGTACATAGCAGAACTGCACAAGGGGGAGCGTGTACTCACCGCGACGGAAGCACAGGCCTTCATCGACAATGCGATTCCGGATGTACCCTCGAGTGTCTATACTGCCACCAACAACTCTGCTGACAACCGGCGCATCGTAACGATTGGAGATATTCATGTGCATATAACCGGAGACACCGAATCCGTGATGGAGGCGATATCCGAAACTACAGCGGAAGAGATAGAAAGAAAGTTGCGATATAAGGGGGTGCTGTAATGCGCGCGCACAGCCTGGTGTTTGGCAATACGGACCTGCGCGAAAAATATGGCGTTATCGTGCAGAAAATCGAGCGGCCATTCTTTGCAAAGCTCAGGCCGCGCAAGGTGGAGGTCCCGGAGAGATCCGGGGCTTTTGACTATGGCGCGAAATTCCGTGACGAGCTCGTGCTGCCTGTCAGGTGCGGAACGGCAGCGTTGCTGACGCAAGCCGACGTGCGGGAGCTGATATATGAGCTTTCCTTCAAAAACACCATTACGCTATGGGATGAACCTGATAAGTATTATGTCGGCCGTCTGTACGACGGAGGGAAGATTGAGCGGCTGGTCGCTTCCATGCGCACCTTTACGCTTTCGTTCATCTGCGAGCCGTTTGCGTATGGAAAAACCGTCGAGCAGGCAATCGGCATGCACTATGTCCCGGCATACAGCGGCAGCGAGAAAACGCCATGCCGCTTACAAATTGCCAATGTTGGTGACGCTGCTGCAACAGGCGTCCGTATAACCATCACCCGAAGGAAGGAGCGATTTTGATGTACGCAACAAACTATTTCGAGGAAATCATGCTGAACCTCCCGCGAGGGATCAGTGCGACGGCGCCTCAGGCCGTATATCTTGGCCTGTTTTTGAGCGACCCTTCCGATACAGGTGGCGGTACCGAGGTGGCATATGCCGACTATGCGCGGCAGCCGATTACCTTTACTGTCCCGGCGGCAGGATCGAATGGCTATACCATGCAGAACAGCGAAGCGCTCACTTTTGCAGAATCGGCAGTAAGCGGAGGAAATATCACGCATGTCGCGGTGATGGATTCGGTGACGGGCGGCAACATGTATCTGTATGGACAATTCGAGGAACCGTTGCCGGTATCGGCCGGCATTGCGCCTGTGGTGCGCGCCGGGGCTGTGCAGTGGATATGGAGCGGTAAGATGGCAAATGCCTATAAAGCCAAGTGCATGAATATCCTGCGCGGCATGGATGCGGCCGGGTTTGTTCCCTACCTCGCGCTGTGCAACGGTAGCCCGGAGGAGGGTGGGGCGGAGTTTAGCGGAAGCTCCTACGCACGCACAGCCATGAGCTTTACGGCGCCTGCCCAGCAGGAGGGCGGGGCCTGCCTCATCACGAATAGCGCGCGAATTGAATCTCCGGTTGCTTCGGGCAACTGGGGACAGCTTACACATGTGGCAGTATATGACGCAGAGGCCAACGGCGAACCATATCTGATAGACCAGGCATCTTTGCAGATACCTATGCTCGCCGGGCGGCAGGTGATCTATCTGCCCAACACCTTTAGCTTCACGATAAATTAAACGGGCAGGCGGTGATCCTGTGTTTAACCATCAAGCATTCAACCAA